CTAAAGCATTAAACAAAGCTATTAAAAAAGAAGTAAAAAAAGATCCCTCTTTTAATGATAAAGTTGATTACTACAATTATTTAGTCATGGAAAAAAAAATGACTGATCCAAAAAAAATAGCAGAAAAAATGAAAGCTTTTGTACCTGCAAAACCAATCAAAATGAGAGGTGGAGGTATTGCCGTTAAAGGTTTTGGAAAAGTTTTAAAAGGTAATAAATAATGGCAGATATAGATAAAGCAATAGGTTCCGATGATCTAATAGATTTAGATGTAGAGAATCAAGATAAAACAATTAACGTCGAAGTACCAGAAGACATCGAGATAGATTTATCTGTCTTCGAGCGTGGGGAAGATGGAACCCTAACCTTTGGTTCGGTGTTAACGCCAGATTTATCAGAACAATTCAATGACAACTTAGCTGAATACTTAGAGCAAGATGAGCTCGATGTTATTTACAGTGATTTAGTTGACGCCGTAGAAGCCGACAAATCCTCGCGACAAGGTTGGGAAGATACTTACAAGGAAGGTTTAGAAACTTTAGGAATGAATTACGAAGAAAGGTCACAACCTTTCGAGGGTGCCTCTGGCGTTATGCACCCACTATTAGCAGAATCGGTAACTCAGTTTCAAGCACAAGCTTACAAAGAAATACTACCATCGAATGGCCCAGTAAGAACTCAAGTAGTTGGTGCTAAAAATCCAGACAGTGAAGCACAAGCTGGTCGTGTTAGTGAATTCATGAACTATCAATTGATGAATGTCATGGAAGAATACGATACTGAAACAGATCAAATGTTATTTTATTTACCATTATCTGGTTCAGCATTTAGAAAAGTTTACTACGATCAAAATTTAGGTCGTGCTGTTTCTAGATTTATTCCAGCAGAAGATTTAGTTGTGCCTTATGCCACAACTGATATTTACAGTGCTGGCAGAATTACCCATATCGTTGATATGTCTATGAACGATATTAAAAAATTACAACAAGCTGGATTTTACCGAGATGTCGATATATCTGAATCAATGATAGTCGATACCGATACAGATTCTATTCAAGAAGAAATAGATGAATTGCAAGGTGTCGAACCTAGCTATGGAGAAAGCGATCAATGTGAACTTTATGAAGTACATACTGACTTGGATATTCCAGGGTATGAAGATGTAGATGCTGAAGGTGAACCTACAGGAATTAAATTACCCTATGTGATTACGCTTTCAACTACTACTAACGAAGTATTATCTATTAGAAGAAACTACAGACAAAACGACCCATTAAAAAAACGCATAAATTATTTTGTGCACTATAAATTTTTACCGGGATTAGGTTTCTATGGATTTGGGTTAACTCACATGATTGGTGGGTTATCAAAAGCGTCAACATCTATTCTAAGACAATTGATAGATGCTGGTACATTGTCTAACTTACCAGCTGGTTTTAAAGCAAGAGGTATTCGTATTAGAAACGATGACCAACCGCTACAGCCGGGTGAGTTCAGAGACATGGATGCCCCTGGCGGGAGCTTACGAGATGCTTTTGTCCCACTGCCATTTAAAGAGCCATCTGGCACTTTACTTAATCTGCTAGGTACCTTAGTAGATAGTGGCAGAAAATTTGCAGCCTTAGCTGAAATGCAAATTGGCGATGCTAACCAAAACATGCCAGTTGGTACTACCGTAGCTTTACTAGAGCGTGGTACCAAAGTCATGTCAGCAATTCATAAAAGACTGCATTCTTCACAAAGATTTGAATTTATTTTATTAGCCAAAGTATTCGCTGATTACTTACCTCCAGAATATCCTTACATGACTTCTGCTGGTGATAGCGTAATTAAGCAATTGGATTTTGATGAACGTGTAGATGTTCTACCAGTTTCAGATCCAAACATTTTCTCCATGAGTCAACGTGTTATGTTGGCTAATGAAATATTGCAAGTCGTAAATTCAAATCCACAAATTCATGGGCCGCAAGGAATGTATGAAGCATATCGTAGAATGTATGCTTCGATGGGCGTACAAAATATTGAACAGTTATTGCCCCCACCACCACAGCCAATGCCTACTGATCCTGCTAGTGAAAATGCTTTATTGATTAAAGGTCAACCTTGTCAAGCTTTTCCTGGGCAAGATCATGATGCACACATTAATGTGCATATCTCATTAGCACAAACAAGTTCAGTAATGATTGAACCTGTTATCATGACTAACATTCAAGCACACGTTTATCAACATGTAGCTTTACGTGCAGCAGAAATTGTGGACATGCAAAATATGCAAGACCCAGAGTTTGTGCAAATACAACAAATGCTTATGGAAATGCCACCAGAAATGGCGCAACAACAACAACAAAAAATAAATGAAGCAATTGCTAAAGATGTAGCACAAATTCAAGCTGGATTAATGTCGCAAATCAATATGGCATTTGTCCCACCAGCACCACCAGCAGACCCACTAGTAGCTTTACGTGATAAAGAATTAGATATTAAGGCTCAAGATGTAGAACGTAAGAGCCAAGAATTTGCAGCTAGACAACAATTTGATGCTATGCAAGCCATGCAACAATTGGAATTAGCTAGAGAAAAATTAAATGTTTCTAGAACGATTGCCGAGATGAAAGACGATTTAGGTCGTGATAGGTTGGATTCTAGTACTAGAATAAAAAAAGCAGAGTTGCTGATAAAGAATAGAGGAAACCAATGAATGTGATAAGATTAAAAACGCTAGGGCCTAGTTTTCAATCTTCTCCCCTTGGCCCTAGCACTTTAAAAAGCTATGGCAATCACTAGATCACAACTTAAAAAAACTACTAAAAAAAGTCCGAAGGGCAAAATGCCCTCAAAAAATAAAAAGAATTTTAGACCTACTAAAAAAGGTGCAGGTATGACTGCAGCTGGAGTCAGAAAATATAGGAAGCTGAACCCCGGTTCTAAATTAAAAACTGCCGTAACTGGCAAGGTGAAGAAAGGAAGCAAAGCTGCTAAGAGACGTAAATCATTTTGTGCTAGATCAGCTGGACAAATGAAGAAGTTTCCTAAAGCAGCTAAAAATCCTAATTCAAGATTAAGACAAGCAAGACGAAGGTGGAAGTGTTAAATGGCTACAAATACTAGAAATAAAAAAACTGTAAAAAAAGTAATTAAAGGTTTGAGAAAGGCTAGCAAAACTCATGCTAGTCAAGCTAAATCTTTAACTGCTTTAAAATTAAAAAAAGGCGGCAAAGCTAAAAAGAAAGGTGGTGCTAAACCAACCAATCCAGCTTTATATGCTAGAGTAAAAGCAGAAGCTAAACGTAAATTTAAAGTTTATCCTTCAGCTTATGCTAACGCTTGGCTAGTTAGAACTTATAAAAAACGTGGTGGCGGTTACAGAAGTTCTTAATGCCAACCAAGAGAAAAGATCCTAAGAAAGGTACTGGCAAGAAACCTAAAGGTTCTGGCAGACGTTTATATACTGACGAGAATCCCAAAGATACCGTTGGCATTAAATATGCTACACCTGCAGATGCGAGAGCAACTGTGGCTAAAGTTAAGAAAATAAAAAAACCTTTTGCTAGAAAGATACAAATATTAACCGTGGGCGAACAACGATCAAAAGTTGCAGGAAAAACTCAACAAGTTAAAATATTTGCACAAGGAAAAAAAGCAATAAGGAAAAAACATGGCAAAGCCTAGTGGCGGATTAACAGAATGGTTTGGTAAAGGACCTAAAGGCGATTGGGTTGATATTGGCGCACCAAAGAAAAAAGGTAAGTTTCAAAAGTGTGGTCGAGCTAAAGTAAAAGGTTCTAAAAGAAAATATCCTAAATGCGTACCCAGATCGAAAGCTAAAAGCATGACAGCCGCACAAAGAAGTAGTGCAGTTAAAAGAAAACGTGCAGCTGGTAATCCGGGTGGTAAACCTACCAACGTAAAAACTTTTGCTAAAGACGGCAAACTAATACAAAAATTCCACAAAGGTTGTGGTAAGGTGATGTCAAACAGAAGAAAGAAAACTAGATATTCATAAAAATTAATGGCAGAAGATCTTAATTTAGCCGAATGGCTATTAAAAAAAATTAGACAAAGACAAGAAGATATCCTTGAAACATTGGGTGCAGGTAATATACAATCTGTTGAAGATTATAGATTTCACATTGGAGAGTTAACAGCACTTCGCTCCATGGAATCAGAAATAAGAGAAGTGTTGCAAGAAGAGGATTAATCGATGACCGAACTAGCAGTTCCAAACCACATCGCAGAAGAAATAAAAAAAGAGCGAGAAGACGCAGCAAGATCAGATGTAGATAAAGCTTATGTCAAAACTGAAGACAGAGTTTTAGATCCTACCTTGCTAGATAAATCATTACTAGAAAGAATGCCTAATCCCACTGGCTGGCGTATATTGGTTTTACCTTACAAAGGTAAAGGCGTAACCGAAGGTGGCATACACTTAACCACATCTACTTTAGATCGAGAATCTTTAGCTACAGTAGTTGCCTATGTTTTAAAAGTAGGCCCTACCGCGTATAAAGATAAAGATAAATTTGAAGGTCAGACTTGGTGCAGAGAAAAAGATTGGGTATTGATTGGCAGATATGCGGGAGCTCGCTTTCGTTTAGAAGACAATCACGAAGTAAGAATTATTAATGATGACGAGGTAATCGGAACCATTAATGATCCCGATGATATTAAAACTTTATAGGTGATTTATGGCTGAACAAGAATATGCTTTACCAGATATTTCAGAAGAACAAGTAGAGAAAGCTGCTTTACCAGTTGGTAGAAGAGCTGATCAAGAAGCTTCTGATGAAACTAAGTTCATTGATCTTGAAGAAAACAAGGATGAACTTAAATCTATTGAAGAAGATACTATTCAAGAAAACTTTGAAACCAGTGACAAGGTAGTAGAAGAAAACAAAGACAAAGGCGAAGTTGAAAAGAAAGCTGCTTATGCACAAAACAGAATTAATAAAGCTGTTGCTCAAGCAAAAGATTTTCAACGTCGTGAACTTATGGCTGTGCAATATGCTAAACAGCTAGAAGAAGAAAATAATAAATTAAAAGCGACCAAACAATCTTTTGAAAAAAATATGTTTGATAGTCGTAAGAGCGAAACTGATTCAACTATTGAATTAGCTAAACAAGCTCACAAACAGGCCGTTGAGGCAAACGATGCCGAAGCCATAGCAAGAGCTACTGAATTGTTAAGCACTGCTATTGCCGAAAAAAAATACATTGAAGCATCTCAACAAAGAAGCCAGTTTGAAGAAGATTATAATCAAGCAGTAACTCAAGAAGTTGAGAGCCCGCTTCAAGAACCACAACAAGTTCAAGAATATGCAGAGCCTTCTCCGAAAGCTCAAGAATGGGCAGCTAAGAACCCTTGGTTTAATCAAGACCGAGTAGCCACTACTGTGGCCCTTACTATTCATGAGCAATTAGCTAATGAAGGTTTTGATTTAAACTCAGATGAGTATTACAATGAATTAGATAACAGACTTAGGTCAGAAATACCTAACAAGTTTGATAACAACGTGGAAGCTACAAAACCCGTCCAAACCGTTGCTTCACCATCACGCACTACATCGACTGGACGCAAACCAAGTAATCGAGTGGAGCTCTCTCCAAGCGAGCAAAGACTAGCGAAACGTTTAGGCGTTTCATTTAAAGATTACGCAATACAAAAAGCGAGGTTACAGAAATCGTGAATAAAGAAACTAAAACTGAAAAAAGGGCACCTAGAGCTGAAGAATCTAGGGAAACAAAAAAGGCTAAGACTCCTTGGAAGCCGCCTTCCATGTTAGAGGTTCCTAGTGATCCTCCAGCTGGTACGGTCTACCGATGGATAAGAGCCGAAACGTTAGGTCAAGAAGACCGAACTAATGTTTCCAAAAGATTCCGAGAGGGCTGGGAGCCAGTGAAACCAGAAGAAGTTCCTGGTTACGATTATCCAACCGTCGATGATGGTCGTCACGCGGGCGTCATTGGAGTGGGTGGTTTGATACTCTGCAAAATAGACGAGGAAATCGTCGAACAAAGATCTGAGTATTTTAGTCAAGCCACACAAAATCAAATGACGGCAGTGGACAATGACCTTATGCGTGAAGAAAACCCTGCAATGCCTATCTCTAGAGAAAGGAAAAGCAAGGTTACATTTGGTGGAGGGGGTAAATAACTTCCTCTGATTTATTAATAGTTTGGAATTTAAAGTCGAAAAAACATGGCAAACGAAACTACTAAAATGGGATTAATCCCTGTTAGAAAAGTCGGTGGACAATCATGGAACGGCGGCCAACAAAAATACAGAATTGCAAGTGGTGCTACTACTGCTATTTTCCAAGGTGATTTGGTAACACAACTTACTGGCGGAACTATCGGTAGACATGCTGCTTCTGGTACTGTACCAATTGTTGGAGTCTTCAATGGCTGTTCATACACTGACCCTACTAGTGGTGAAACAGTATTTAGTAACAGTTACCCCGGCAGCATTGCTGCTAGTGATATTGTTGCTAATATTATCGATGACCCAATGGTCGAATTTACTATTCAATCAGACGAGGCTTTCCCCGTAACTGATTTATTTGGTAATTTTGACGTTGTTGAGTCATCACCTGTCGGCGACACAAAAACTGGAACTTCTAATGCTCAATTAGATACTTCAACTGGAGCGACTACAACTACGCTTCCTTTGAAAGCTATTGACATTTCACAAGATCCAGAAAATTCCGACGTAGCTAGCGCTGGAACAAACGTAGTAGTGGTTATTCAAAACCACGTTATGGGTGTGAAAAGCGTTGGATTAGCGTAGAGGTTTAATAATGGCAATTTCTAGAGCACAATTAGCGAAAGAATTAGAACCAGGATTAAACGCCCTTTTCGGTCTAGAGTACAACAGGTACGAAAACGAGCACGCTGAAATCTTCGATACTGAATCTTCTGACAGAGCGTTTGAAGAAGAAGTATTACTAGTAGGTTTCGGAAATGCTCCAACTAAAGCTGAAGGGCAAGGCGTAAATTTTGATACAGCAATGGAGTCATACACTGCTCGATACTCTCACGAAACAATTGCATTAGCATTTGCTTTGACTGAAGAAGCTATCGAAGATAATTTGTATGACAAACTTGGCGCGAGATATACTAAAGCATTAGCTAGAAGTATGGCTCACACTAAGCAAGTTAAAGCTGCTTCTGTATTAAATAACGCTTTTAACTCAAGCTTTACTGGTGGCGATGGTAAGGAGCTTTGTGCTACTGATCACCCATTAGCAAGCGGCGGAACTTTTGCAAACGAACCTAGCACTGATGCTGATTTGAACGAAACTTCATTAGAAGCGGCGTTGATCGATATTGCTAACTTTAAAGATGACCGAGACATGATCTTGGCTCTTCAAGGTATGAAATTAATCGTTCCTACAAATCTACAGTTCGTTGCTGATAGACTGTTACAAACACCTGGTAGAGTAAGTACTGCTGATAACGATATTAATGCTATTAGAAACATGGGAATGTTACCTGATGGCTATGTTGTAAATCACTTCTTGACAGATACAGATGCGTTCTTCCTCAAAACTGATTGCCCAGATGGGTTTAAACATTTTGAAAGAACTCCTTTGTCAACTGCAATGGAAGGTGATTTTGATACTGGTAATATGCGTTTCAAGGCTAGAGAAAGATATTCATTTGGTTTCTCTAACCCAAGAGCAGTTTACGGATCTAAAGGAGCTTAATCTTAGTACTGATTTATAAGAAGTAAATCCCACTTTTTAACTCAAGGGATAAAAGAAAGGCATCGACGGATGCCTTTTTTTTTAACAAAAAAATTGCTATCCTATAACAACTAGGATTAATTTTCCGTTACTGACTGACCTAGCAGACTCGCCAAGACAGTAACACTACGGAGGTAAAAAATGGCAAACACAACTTTTAACGGTCCAGTTAGGTCTGAGAATGGTTTTAAAACTATTATCAAAGACAGCACAACTGGCGGATTAACTAATGAAATGACTATGTCAACTTACAGCACTTCTATTACAATTGCTGCTTCTGGAACTTCTCACAAAGAAGCTTCTATTGGAATACCATCAAACTTTATTCCAATGGGTGTAGCGATAACTGTAACTGGTGCTGCTGCTAACGCAGTAAATTTAGTAGATATTGGCACTGATGCAGATGCTGATGGTTTTGTAGACGGAATCTCAGTGGCTATTAACTCAACTGGTTTCAAAGGATTCTTCCCTTGCAACGGAGTTTTAGGTATGTCTGGTGGTACTACAACTGCAGCTACTGAAACAGCTGATGAAGTAGAAGTGGTTATTTCTGGAACAGCAGGAGCTGGTGGAGTAGTAGCGTTAAAATTCTTTGGAATTGCTTCCGATTCACCAACTGCATAATAGGAGCTAACTATGGCAGTTTCTGATGTTGTAACAGCTTCTGTAACTTCAACTGGCGACATGACTACTAGACGTTCAAGACTTCGTGGTTTTGTAGTTTCAGGTGGAGCTTCAGATGGCACAGTTACTTTTAAAAATACTAGTTCAGGAGCAACACTATTGGTGTTGCCCGTGAACGCTGACACTACAGAAACACTAAATATTCCAGATAATGGCGTATTGTTTTCAAGTGGCATACATGCAACTTTATCTAACATAGATAGAGTAACTATATTCTTTACAGGATAAAAAGGAGTATTAAATGGTTTATAAAAGAACTAAAGGCTATGGCAAAGGTGGCATGGCTAAAAAAACTAAAGGCTATCGTGGCGGCGGTATGATGAAAAAAACCAAAGGCTACAGAGCTGGAGGTAAAGCTACCAAAGGGTATAGCAAAGGCGGTAAAGCAACTAAAGGTTACAGAAGAGGCGGCGCTGCTAAAAAATAAATAAAAAGAAGATTGAGGTATAAATGCCATATTTGATGAGCAATGTCCCATACTTTAAATGTTGGGTAAGAAGAGAGTTTACATGTAATCATTTACGCTATCATGGAGAGTATTTACATGCGCTAGCAATAGCCGTAAATACAATCCCTGATAGATCATTAAGCTTTCAAGTTGTCTTTACTGGATGTGAGATAGACGATGAAGACTGGGAAGAGGGTAATATTCACGGTGGCGCTATGTGGGCAAGGATGCCTATCCAGGCATTAGTTGCTGATGTGCCTTTAGATGAATGGCCAGAACCTATGGAAGATCATTTGTGTCAACCATGGGATTGTGAGTCTAGACATCATTCAATTATAACTATGGATAGAGTAAGTTCTTCGCCATGGATGTGTAAGATCGATAACAAATTTTATCAAGGTAAATATTTATTTACTGTAGATTACACAGACCATGAGATAGCAGATGATCCTGCTCAACATAAACAGTCACATGTGATATATTTAACAGACGCTGGAAAGTGGACTGGTAATATAGTTGCACTTCCTAACAATAGAGTTAGAGCAACTAGCCCGGCTTTGTGGAGAACTGGCGAAGGAGCACCTGATTTTACTCCTTCACAGCATCTACATTCTGCTGAAGGCCATGAAAGTTATTTAGATCCTAGGATAACTTTTAATAATTTATATAGTGATGAGGATTAAACATGGCAACATCAAACAGTACAGACTTTGAACCAAATGTCGCAGAGTTTATTGAAGAAGCTTATGAAAGATGTGGTTTAGAGTTAAGAACTGGATATGATTTAAAATCTGCAAGAAGATCTATTAATCTTATGTTGGCCGAATGGGCTAACAGAGGATTAAACCAATGGACAATATCTGAGGCTACACAAACAGTTACTGAAGGAACTAGAGAATATACTTTAGATTCTAGTGTTATAGATATTTTAGATGTGGTGTTAAGAAGAACTGAAGGCTCAACCACTACTGATACACAAATGTCTAGAGTAAGTAGAAGTGAATACATAAATATTCCAACCAAAGAAACTAAAGCTAGACCTAATCAATATTTTTTAGATAAACAAAATACCCCAGTTTTAAAAGTTTGGCCTGCTCCAGAAAACTCTACAGATATTTTGGTGTTTAATAAAATGGTAAGAATGGATGATGCTGATAAAGCGACCAACACTATGGATTTACCATTTAGATTTTATCCTTGTTTTGTAGCTGGGTTGGCATACTACTTATCTATGAAAAGAAATCCACAATTAACAGAACAGTTAAAAATAATATACGAAGAAGAATTTAGAAGAGCTGCTGATGAAGATGGAGATCGAGCATCTTTTAGAATCAATCCTTCACAAAGTTAATAATGGCTTACGCAAAAGGCAAACAAGCATACGGAATATGCGACATATCTGGCTTCAGATACAAGTTAAAAGATATGAAAAGAACTTGGAATGGTTTACTGGTGGGTCCAGATCAATGGAATGCAAAACACCCACAACTAGAACCAAGGAACCACACAGCAGACCCAGAAGCACTATTTAATCCTAGGCCAGATAAAGCAGCAGATGGTGGTAACGGTTTTATTGTTATATCTTCGCCAAGCATAACTAAGAATTTTTCTATGTTGCCTAACACTATTCCTAGTAAATTTGAGTTAGCAAAATTATCTTCTGATGTCGGCTCAGTAAGTGTTGTTGAAAATGATAACAGCATATCTGAAACTTTAGGATCACAATTGATTACAGCTTATTTAGGAACGATAACTGTATCTGGAAATATAACGGAAAGCGTTTCAGTAACTGGACAAGCTGGTACGTCTGCTATCGGTAGTCCTACTGTTAGTGCTGATACTGTTTACGCAGTAACAGTTGCTTCTTACTTAGGAGGTAATAGATATTACATAGACGGCGTTGTATATCCAACTTTAAATTTATCTGAAGGAGAAACTTATAAATTTGATCAATCAGATGGTTCCAATAGCGGACATCCTTTAAGATTCTCAACGACTTCAGATGGCAGTCATGGAGGAGGAAGCGAATACACAACTGGCGTAACTACTAACGGTACTCCTGGAAGCTCTGGAGCATACACTCAGATAACTGTTGCGGTAGGAGCACCGACACTCTATTATTATTGTACTAATCACTCTGGTATGGGAGGTCAAGCAAATACTCCTTAGTTTGATATAATTTATTTATGACTTACACAGAACTAACCAATTTAATTAAAAACTTTTGTGATAGCACAGAAACTACTTTCGTTAATAATATTGGAGAGTTTGTTAAAAATGCAGAGGAAAGAATATTTGAATTGGTGCAGTTTGATTTTTTCAGAAAAAATGTAACTGGTAGTTTTACTGCTGGAAATAGGTTTTTAACAACACCTTCAGATTATATAGCTAGTTTCTCTCTAGCAGTATTAGATTCTGGTGGGGATTATCATTACCTTTTAAAAAAACATCCTACGTTTATGCAAGAATATTCGGAAGACCCAGCTGATACTAACTTGAGAGGCTTACCTTTGTACTATGCAGAATTTGATAAAGAACTATCAACTACGTCTAGTGATGGTTCTACATTAACCATTGCTCCAGTGCCAGATATAAATTACAACGTAGAGCTTCACTATCTTTACAAACCAACTAGTTTGGTTAGTAATACCACTGGAACTTGGATTTCTAATAATGCAAGAAATGCTTTGCTTTACGCTTCTCTAGTTGAAGCCTATACTTTTTTAAAAGGAGAAGCAGATTTATTAGTTCAATACGAAAAAAGATTTCAAGAAGAAATAGCAAGACTTAAAAACAGAGCAGAGGGTAGAAGTAGAAGAGATGAATACAGAGCCGATTCGCTTAGAACAACTGTAACCTAAAGAGAAAAAAAATGGAGAAGATTCAAGAACTTCAAGGTAAAAAAATAGCTATAGTAGGCTTAGGTAAAAGCTGGTTTGACTTTGCTTTAGCTAAATCTAATGGCGAACACTTTGACGAAATATGGGTAATCAATGCTGTAGCTAATGTAATAAAACACGATAGAGTTTTTATGATGGACCCAGCTTCTAGATTTTTAGATAGCGATGATGCAGGTATGCAGACTAATGGCATGAAAGAAGTTTTGTTAAATCATCAAGGTCCTATCTATACATGTGAGTTAGATGAGCGTTGTCCGGGATTAGTTGAATATCCAATTAAACAAATTGTAGAAGAAAACAATTCTTACTATTTAAATAATACAGTTGCCTATGCAATAGCTTTTGCTTACTGGCATAAAGTGGGTTCTTTGCATTTGTTTGGTATAGATTTTGGTTACAAAGGTAATTTATATTTTGCTGAAGCTGGCAGAGCTTGTTGTGAATATTGGTTAGCAAATTGTATGAATGCTGGTATAGAAGTAGGTGTAGCCGCATCCAGTTATTTATTAGACACAGCAGTCGAAGCTGAAGAAAAGCTTTATGGCTATCACAGATTAGAAGATCCATTAATAGTTGATTATGATTCTGAAACACAAAAATTAAAAGTTAGAAAGAAAAGCGCTAAGAAAGAAAAACAATACATCCCACAGCCAACTTTAGTAGGTAGAGAAGATGGCAAGGCAGAAATAGAATTAAAAGAAATTATAGAAGAAAGTCATAACGAGCCGAAAAAATGGTAATAAAAATAACTCCAGATGGAATGCCTCAACTAGGTATAGTAGAAACAAAGACATCAAATTTTGGTGGACATCCGCCAGATTTTTGGGCAGAAAGATTAGCTGAAAAAATAGTTGGTTTTTCTGAAGATAATGAATCTCATGTTGTAGAACAAGCAAAAGCTTATAGGGAACAAATAAAACAAGTTTGTTTAATTTATATAGAAAATGCTATAAAATCTTACAAAGCTACCTTAGTTCAAGAATTGATCAAAGGTGGTGAAGAAGAACTAGCTAAAATTGTTTTAAAACTTTAGCTAATTTATGAGGAAAAAACATGGCAATATCATCAACTCTAACTACTAGTTTTAAAACAGAACTATTAACTGGAACTCACAATTTTACTAACAGTTCTGGTGATACTTTTAAACTAGCGTTATACACAAGCTCTGCTACTTTAGGAGCAACCACTACTGCCTTTACAACTACTGGTCAAGCAAGTGGTACCAACTATACTTCTGTAGGTTCTAATCCTTCTCCTC